GGGCGGTGTAGTGCTTGACCCGTTTATGGGGAGTGGCACGACTGGAATGGCGGCGGTAATGGAAGGGCGTGACTTCATCGGCATTGAGATTGACCCCGATTACTTCGCCATTGCAGAACGCAGGATAGCAGAGGCGCAGGCACATGTTCCGTTGCCGTTTGGAGGCACACAATGTTAGGCGTGTGGATGATTGAGAATGAGGTGAGAGATGACAGATAACAAAACTGTGAGATGCCCGAAGTGCGGGACTTTCATTGGGCAAATGGTGACGCGTGAAGGCGTCGAACTACTGCTCGTCAATGCGGTGTTGACGAACGTCCTGCGCGGGGTTTGCGTGGACTGTGGGGCGGAAATCCACTGGTCAATCTCGGAGCGCGCGCTGGCGGATTTGATCCAACGCGTGAAGGACAGACGCAAGCGTTTTGATTATTAGCTAAAATGTACTATAATCATGATAACAACTAAACCGCTATCGACGAAGTTGCGCTCGTCTCACTTGCAGAATTGCAGGCTGGGACGGGCGTGTTGCGTTTGAAAGGATAAGATGACAGCAAATGGGAAAGATCAAAAACCGTATTGTAGGCTCAGGCGAAGAGCAGCTTGACCAGATTATGTTCAATCCGCGTAACTGGCGGATTCACCCGTTAAGCCAGCAGGACGCGCTAAAGGGTGTCCTGGAAGAGGTCGGCTGGGTGCAGCAGGTTATTGTCAACAAACGCACTGGCAACCTGATTGACGGGCACTTGCGCTGTCAACTTGCGGCGCGTGAGGGCGCTGTCACGATTCCGGTGGTCTACGTGGACGTTAGCGAGGATGAGGAAGCGCTGGTGCTGGCGACGCTCGACCCGATTGGCGCTATGGCGGCAACGGACAAGCAGAAGTTGGACGAGTTGTTTCAGGACATCAATTCGGACAACGAAAACGTTCAAAAGATGATTGCAGAAATCGGAGCGAAAGAGGGCATCATACCGCCAGATTTTGAGCCAGTTGGAATTGATGAGCAGGGCAGATTAGATCAAAAAGCAACTGTGAAATGTCCTGAATGTGGACATGAGTTTATTGCGTAATGACTGAATTAAAGCTTGACTGGTGCTCACATGAAGCTGCGAAATATGCGGTTGAGCATTGGCATTATTCGCGAACGATGCCCAAGAGTCGTAATAATAATATTGGCGTTTGGGAAGATGGACAATTTATCGGAGCAGTTATATTTGGTTATTCAATAAGTCCGCAAATTGGCAAGGCGTTTGGTTTAGAGCAAACGCAACTTACAGAGTTAAAACGGGTTGCGCTTCGTGGCCATATAACTCCGGTCAGTAGAATTATTTCAATAAGTCTAATGATGCTAAAGAAGAAAAATCCAGGTTTGCGGTTAGTTGTCTCATTTGCAGATTCAGAACAAGGGCATAATGGCGGTATTTATCAAGCTGGGAATTGGATTTATATCGGTTCGTCGCAGGTTGAGCAAAGATTCATTGGCGGTAAGTGGCGCAACGACGTTCCGGCTAACAGAATGAAATTGGCGAACGTAATCAAGCGATTAGCACCTCCGAAATATAAATATCTTTATCCGTTAGATGATGAAATGCGTAAGCAGATTGAGCCATTACGCAAACCATACCCAAAACGCGGGCGAGGCGAAATAGATAACGCGCCTCAATCCAATGAGGAAACTGGCGGTGCAAGTCCGACCCGTCCGCTCTAATTTCATAACATGGAAGCCGAATGTGAACAAACAGAAATTCAAGATAGATCAGGTCATTGATGCAATACGAAGAGCGCAAACGCCGACTGGCGCAGCGCGCTTGTTGGGCTGTCACCCTGACACTATCCGCAACTATGCAAAACGTTATAGCACGGTGCAGGACGCGCTGTTGTCAGAGCGCGCTGCGCTTGTTGACCTTGCCGAAATGGGATTCAAGTCCGCAATTCTGAACAAAGAGCCGTGGGCGTTAGCGTTTGCATTGAAGACACTGGGCAAGCACTTGGGCTACGTTGAGCGGCAAGAAGTGACGGGGGCGGAAGACGCCGAACCGGTCAAGATTATCATTGAGAGATATGAGCCAGACAGCGAACCTACAAAGAATAAGACTGTATGACCAACAGTACAGGTTTGTAACATCGCAGGCGAACCTATCCGCATTCGTGGCGGGTATCGGTGCGGGGAAAACCTATGCAGGCGCGGTGAAAGCGGTCATTGAGTCAAACGGTCCAACGCTCGGAATGATAGTCGCTCCAACCTATGGCATGCTTCGGGACAGCACCCTGCGCACCTTTCAGGACGTGGCGGGCGACCTGATTATCAACTTTAACCAGTCATCAATGATTATCAAGACAAAAGGTGGGGGAGAAATCCTGTTGCGCTCTGCTGACAACTCGGAACACTTACGCGGTCCTAACCTTAACTGGGTCTGGATTGATGAGGGTGGACTAACAACCGAAATGACGTGGAGTATCTGTATCGGGCGTTTGAGAGCCGATGGCGCGTTTGGTAAGTTGTGGGTAACCACCACTCCAAAAGGAAAACGAAACTGGGTGTACACCAAGTCAAAAGAGATGGAGATTTACCGCGCGACCACGTTTGACAATCCTTACACGTCCAAAGAGTGGCAGGAGATGTTATCGGGCTCGTATACCGGCAACTTCTTAAGGCAGGAACTATACGGCGACTTTGTAGCGTTCGAAGGCTTGATATACCCGCAGTTTGACATGACAAAGCACGTGATGGTCAAAGACCTGAACAGGTATCAGGACTTTATGCTGGGGCTTGACGCTGGGTACACCAACCCTGCCGTTATCCTGAAAGTACATCAAGACCACGACGGCAATTATCATCTTGCCGAAGAGTGGTACGAAAGGGGTAAATTGCAAAGTGAACAAGTAGACCAGACCGTAAGAATGGCGATGGGAGAAGACCCGGACACCTATGTTGACAGTTCAGCAAGCGGACTAATTGCCGACTTGCGCAACCGGCGTATCAGAGCGCGTGGCGCAACATCAAGGGTTATTGACGGAATAAGAAAGATGCAGGAACTGCTGGCGAGTGGTAAACTAACGATAGACCCATCATGCGTGCACACCATCGCGGAGTTTGAGCAGTACCAGTGGAAGCCGGACACGGACGAACCCATCAAGGAGAACGACCACGCAATGGACGCATTAAGATATGTTATTAATCGCCCTGTGAAAGTGAAACAAAAGGCGACGCAAAGGAGTTATTTATGACAGACACACCGACGCTACTGGAAGACCTGAAACTGGCATTAAGGGTCTTACAGGCAAACGCGAAAAACGCAAAGAAATATCAGGATTATTATGCCGGTAACCAACGGCTGGAGTACGCCAGTCCGAACATGACAAGGGCATTCGCCAACGCCCGGGACGTCAAGTATTGTCAAAACTGGTGCGCGGCAGTTGTTGACGCCACCACCGACCGTCTGACGTTCAAAGGCTGGGACAATCCAGACGCGAATGTTGACATGATACTGGACGCAAATTATGCAAAGCTGAAAATCAAAACGATATCCAGACAAATCCACAAAGACGCGGTAATGACCGGAAACGGTTACCTGATGTACGATGAAGTTGACGGAGAGACCGTCCTGTACCGCAACAACCCGCGACAGGTATCAGTCATTTATTCCGAGGACAATCCCAACGAAAAACGACTGGCGATAAAAGTCTACGTCGAGAACGATAAAACGCACCTGATATTGTATTATCCAGACAGGACGGACGAGTACATCGGAGACAAGAACGCCACGAAAGCGGAGCACTTCAAACTGGCTGATACAGGTTCAAGCGATGGTATCCCGATTGTTCACTTCCGTTGCGAGCCCGACCTGCGAAACATCGTGCCGATACAGGACGCCATCAACAAACTTTACAGCGACATGATGGTGGTGTCCGAGTACAACGCCTACCCGCAAAGATGGGCAATCACCAACGCAGATGTAAGCGACCTTAAAGCCGACCCGTCTATGTTATGGCGTATCCCAAAAAGCGAAAGCGGGGAAGGCGAACCCACCCAGTTAGGACAGTTCGGAGCAATGGACGTAACGCAGTACACCGACATGATAAACACGCTAACGAACGCCATCGCGGTTATCAGCAGAACGCCCAAATATTACTTTGAACGGACTGGCGCGAACATATCCGGAGAAGCCCTGATTGTCATGGAGAGCCCACTGGTCAAGAAAGTAAAGCAGTTGCAAGAAAACTTCGAGCAGGCGTGGCTGGAACTGGCAAGCGCGATAAATCTGAACACCGAGAACACCATCGTAACATGGGAAAAAGCGGAGAGCGACCAGCCCTTGTCAGAAGCGAAAGCAATCCAAATCGAAGTGTTGACCGGCGTGCCGTTGGTTACCGCGTTGAGAAACCGTGGCTGGTCAAGAGACCAGATTATCCAACTGGAGAAAGACCGCGAAGAAGAACTGAACTACAAACGCGAACGCGCGAAGGTCAGGTTACAGGAAGTCATGGCTGAACAATCCCAGTACAACAACCCACTAACGGACACGCGCACCCAGAGCCAGCAGGGAGAGATTGAATGACATCGGAAGTCGTCCGCATTGCCACGGAGTTTAAGCGACAGCTGGACGACATGAACCTATCCGCCATCAAGGACATGACGGAGATTTATGCCGGTACTTACGAACGCCTGAACGACCGAGTAAGCCGGCTTATGAACGAGATAAACGCCCTTCCACCGACCCTGAACGAAGAAGTCAGGTTGCAATGGGTCAGAGAGCTGGAACATTACCAACGCTTGAGAGCGGAAGTCAGCACGGAACTGGAACGGTTCAGAACGCTGGCAGAGCAAAGGGCATGGGCACTCCAGCAGGAAGCGGTCAGAATGGCAGTACAGAACGCCAACGCGCTAACGAACGCCAGTATCAAGGGCATGTTCAAGGGCTTACCCACCGAAGCCGTAGAGTATTTACGTGGCGTACTGGGCAGTCCAGAACAACGTGGCGTGTTAGGCAGACTATTCGACACCATTACAGGCGGAGAGTACATGGCGGAGTTTGAGAACGTGCTTTACGAGGGGTTGACGCAAGGCATGACGACCAAAGAAATTGCTGAACGCCTGACACGTGTTTGGGCGATACCCTTTCAGCGCGCGTCCGTTATCGCAAGAACGGAGATTAACCGCGCCTATCGAAACAGCACCAGAAAAACCTATTACGACAGCGGTTATGTAACCGGTTACAAGCGCATGGCAAGCAAAGCTAAGGCGTGCATGGCGTGTCTGATGTTGGACGGCACCATCTATCCAGTTACAGCACCACTGGACGACCACCCCAACGGTGCGTGCGTGGCAGTACCGATTGTCCAGTATGGAGACATGCCCGAATGGGAGACCGGCAAAGACTTCTTTTTGCACCTTACGCCACAGGAACAAAGTGAGCGCATGGGCGCGATGTATTATCACTTTTGGCAGGAAGACTACTTCGGGCTTGACGACCTGATTGGTTGGTCTTACAGCCCCGAATGGGGAGAAGCCCCGCGCGTCGTACCACTCGAAACACTCGTTCCAGACTGGCGCGCGTTACTGTCTATCCAGTAAAAAACAGGGCAAATTCAAAGATTGACGATGAAACCTACCCCCAACTACCCAACTGAAAAAGAAATCGGAATTTACCCGGTTTATTTTGTTTTATGCTACAATACTGAAAAGGAGATAAAAGCATGACCGACGAAAATGAGAACAAGGAAGAAAAGGAACAACAGGAGAGCAAGTACGCCGACTTTGGAGCGTTTCTGGCGGAGCAGTCAGATGACGTAAAAGGACTGTACGAAACGGAACTTGCTGGCTTGAAAAGCGCGCTTGAAAAAGAAAGGACGGCACGCAAGCAAGCCACCGAGACCATCAGCACATTGAAAACACAGGTAGAGAAAGGCTCCGAAAGTGAGAAACAACTGGAGAAAACACTCGCCGAGTTTAACGAATTGAAAACGCAAGCCGAGCAGGACGCCCGGAGAGCGAAATTTTACGAGCAAGCGACCGGTAAGGATATCGGTTGCTCCAACGTCAAAGCCACTTACGCAATCGCGGTGGCGAATAATCTGTTCGACAAGGACGGTGTCCCGAATTGGACGGAGTTGAAGAAGCTCGCCCCTGAACTGTTTATCGGCAAGGCGAAAAATCACGCCGGGAAGACCGGGGACGAATTGCCGTCGACAGCAGACATTAACGCGGAAATCAGACAAGCCGCTGGTTTCTAAGAAGAAAAGAAAGGACACCGAAAAATGGCTATTTTATCCAAATCCAATGTTGAGGCTCTCATTCCAGTTGAGAACCAGAAAGAAATCATTAAGAGCGCGGTTCAGGCTTCGAAAGTTTTGAGCCTGTCTACCCGCCTTGCGAACATGAGCCGGGGTCAACGACGCGTACCCGTTATGTCCGTGTTACCCCACGCTTACTTTGTAGATGGCGTACCCGGAGACACTCCAACCGCGAACACCGCAGGCTTCAAGCAGACCACGTCCGCCGCATGGGAGAACGTGTACATCAATGCTGAAGAGGTCGCCTGTATCGCGCCTATCCCAATCTCTGTGCTTGAAGATGCCGACTACGATATCTTCGGCGAAATCCAACCCTACATCGCGCAGGCGTTTGGAACGGTGATTGACAAGGCTATCCTGTACGGCACCAACAAGCCCACCAGCTGGCCTGATGGCGTGGTTACCCAAGCCAAAGCCGCCGGTTATGAAAAAGCAATCGGCACGACCGGCCCAGACCTTTGGGACGCTTTTTTGGGTGATGGCGGTATCGTCAGCATTGTTGAAGAATCAGGCGCGTTCCCGACCGGCATTTTAGCGAAAACGTCCATGCGTGGCAAAATCCGTGGCGCGAAAGACAGCACCGGACAGCCCTTGTTCCGCAACTCCGCGCAGGAGACCCAGACCTACACAATCGACGGTATCCCAATCGAGTTTGACATGACCGATGTCCTGTCCGACTTCGCGGTTACCGGAGACTGGAGCAAGCTGGTCTACTCCGTCCGTACGGACATGACTTACAAGGTATTGAGCGAAGCCGTTATCCAAGACCCAGAGACCAAAGCCATCATCTATAACCTTGCCCAGCAAGACATGGTCGCTTTGCGTTGTTACATGCGCTTAGGATGGGCGTTGCCGAAACCTGTCAATCCGTTTGGTCGCCGACTGCCCTTTGCGGTCATGGTTGCCAATCCATAAGAGCGGAACACGCTTTCTGACGACAAAAGCGGGGCGGTGAAAATCCGCCCCGAAAGGAACTTGCAATGACTGTGCCAATGGAATTAGTCGCAGATGTCAGGCGCATGTCAGCAGAGCCCACTCCAGCGGTCTACAATGACAATTTGATCAAACGCCTGATTGAAAAAAGACCTATCACCGACAAAGACGGCAGAACGTCGGACAGTACCAACTGGACACCCACTTATGACCTGAACGCCGTAGTCGCGGATATCTGGGACGAGAAAGCAAGCGCGGTAGCGGACGAGACGGACTTTACCGCGGACGGTGGGAGTTTTAATCGAAGCCAGCGATACGAGATGTACCGCAAGCAAGCCAGCCGGTACCGTGCCATGAGCGTTGCCAACACCGCCAAAGTCAAAACCGAAAGTCACCCACTAAGTGGCATTGCTGCATTGTGTTGGGCTGACTTGCCCTACAAAGACGAGATTGAGAACTATGAGCAAGGTCTGGTCTGAAGCAGAACGCGAAAAGATGAAGGCTGAAGCCGAAGCGCACATGCCTGACAGGTGCAAACGCCTTAAGTACTCCGGGACGGTGAACAAGGTGGCAGACACGGTCAAGACTTACACAGAACAGGAAAAAACCCTGATTTGTGGCATTGAATGGAAGATAGGTACTAAAACTACCACCGAGTTAACTACCGTCGTTTTTGACGCGGTTTTACGCCTGCCAATCGGAACAGAGATTGACGAAAGGGACAGGGTAAAAATCACTTCCAACCGTGGTGAACCGGTAGACTGGGTGTACGAAATCACCACCCCGATAACTCCGGGGATAAGTGCTTTACGGTGCGGTATCAAACGCGTGGAGATTTAAGGTGAAAATCGTTGTCAGCTGGGACAGTTCGCAGGTGCTGAACGCGTTAGGGAAGCTACGGAAGCCGGACAGCGCGACCGCAAGAGCCTTACAAGCTGGCGCGTTGGTGGTTGAAAGACACGCCAAGACAAACATCGAGAAACACGGACTGCACAAGACAGGCGCGTTGGTAAACTCCATCATCGTAAAAGAGAGTACTCCGACTTACGCGCTGGTTGGGTCAGTTGGTATCATCTATGCCGCAGTACACGAGTTCGGAGCGACCATTTACCCCAAACGAGCGAAAATGCTATCATGGATTGGGGAAGATGGAGAGCGGATATTCGCAAAGAGAGTACGTATTCCAGCGCGACCGTACCTGAGACCAGCCCTTGACGAGAACATCGAAGAGATAAAGAACGTTATCGCCCAAGTGGTTATCGCGGAGTTACTGAAATGACAAAGACGATTGAAGAAGTTATCACCACCCGATTAAACACGCACCCGGCAACAAGCGCGTTACTTGATGGCAGGGTTTATATCCTTACCGCTCCAGAGCACGCCCAAGAGCCGTTGGTAGTGTTCAGGCGGGTATCGACCCTGTACTATCCAAGCCACGACACACAGTCGCAGGAATTGAGAACGCAACGCTTCCAGTTTGACATTTACGCAAGTGGCGTACTGGAGACCCTGCAGGTGGTTGAAGCATTGAGAGAAGCCCTGCAAGGCTATCGTGATATCATTGATGGCAAGCAGGTTAATTGTATTCCAGCCGGAGAGTATCATCTCGACGACCCGGACAGGAACTTAAAGAAAATAGCAGTTGACTATCAAATCAACTATGGAGAGTGAGTATGAAGTTATCAGCTTACGGAACAGCAGTAGTTATGAACGGAACGGTCATCGCCCAGTTACGCAATATCAGTGGTCCAGCCCTGACGGTTGACATGACAGACGTAACCACGCATGACGGAGATGGTTGGGAAGAACAAATCCCAACTTTATTGCGTACCGGTCCGATTACTGCCGACTTGATTTATGACCCAGCCCACGCAAGCCATGTAGCATTGCTGGAAGAACTGGTTGACAAAGAGAAACAAGCCTTTGAATTACGGTTGCCAGACCCCGGAAAGACGAAGTGGTCTTTTAGCGCGTACGTTACCGGATTTACCCCGTCCATGCCGGTTGAAGGCGCATTGACCGCGAGTGTCAGTCTGAAGATTGACGGTAAACCCACATTATCAGGCAACTGGACAGCAGGCAAAGGCGACCCTGTAACACAGGCAAAAACCACCAAAACGACCACAGATGTTGAGCCGGTGGTAACGATTGAAAACACAGAAAAAGGAGAATTGAAAAATGGCTAAATATGCAAGCTATGGAACGACACTGAACCGCGGTACCGGTGCAGGAAAGACCGAAATCGCGCAAGTCCGCAATATCAGCGGACCCGGTATCACCCTTGACATGGTGGACGTAACGGAACACGACGGCGAAGGCTGGGAAGAACAAATCGCAACCCTTTTGCGGTCTGGCCCGATTACTGCTGATATCCTGTGGGACCCGGCGGAAGCCACCCATAAGAACGTGGCAGGCGGATTGGTACACGACCTTGTGAACAAGACCAAAAGCGCGTGGAGTATCGGACTTCCAACCACTCCAGCGACTGAAATCAGTTTTGAAGGTTATGTAACCGGATTTACCCCGTCCATGCCGGTTGAAGGCGCATTGACCGCGTCCGTTACCATCAAGGCAACCGGCAAAGTTACCTTGCCTTAATCAACAATGAAAGGAGACTGTTTTAATGCTAACAAGAGACGCAATCTTAAAAGCCAATGATATCCAACAGGAAGTAGTCGAAGTCCCTGAATGGGGCGGGTCCGTTATCGTGCAAGGCATGACCGGGCAGGAACGCGACTTGTTCGAAAAATCCATCGTGCAGGACGACAAAGACGGTGAGAACAAACGTACAGTGAACTATGAATACTTTAGAGCGAAGCTGTTGGTCTACACTGTCCGCAACGAAGATGGAACAAGAATGTTCGACGAAGCGGACGTTGAAGCACTCGGCGCGAAATCCGGACGTGCTATCCAGCGGATTGCTGACGTTGCCCTGAAACTAAGTGGGTTGACCGAAGAAGACGCGAAAAAGATGTCAAAAAACTAAGAGAGGGCAGCCGGAGATTTTACTTCCGACTTGCCCTTGCTCTGGGCATGACGGTTGCTGAATTACTGTCCCGGATATCAAGCGCGGAACTGACGGAATGGATGTTGTTTTACGAATATGAACCGTGGGGAACGGAAGTTGACTTGATGGGTCATGGTATCACCGCTTCCACGGTGGCGAACGTGTACAGAGACACGAAAAAGCGCGCCAGTCCGTTCACGCCCAAAGAATTCATGCCGAAGTTCGAACCGCGCAAAAGAGAAACCAAAAAGGACATCGCAGAGAAACAGTTAATGCAGGTACAAGGACTGAACGCCATCTTTGGCGGAGATGAGGTAGCACATGGCGACAATAGCTGAAATGTTAATCAAACTCGGAATTGACGCGTCGGACATGACATCTGGCGCGCAACAGTCCATCGGTAAAATCAAAGAAATTGAAGCCAGCCTAAAGACACTCGAAAAAGTCGGAGCTGGAATGGAGAAGACCGGCAAGGCGATTACAAAAGGTGTTACCCTGCCGGTCATTGGTGCTGGCGCGGCACTGGTCAAGTTTGGGTCGGACGCGCAGGTTCTGAAACAGGTAGAACGTGGCTTTAACGACATCGCCGCTTCCGCTGGCACGTCCGGAGATAAAGTCCTTACTGCCCTGCAAAAAAGCTCACGTGGCATGATTGCGAACGTGGACTTGATGAAAAGCTTTAACCAAGCCGCGAACCTTGTCAGTCTGGACTTTGCGGTCAAGTTACCTGAAGCAATGGAGTATCTGGGCAAGGTCAGCGCGTCCACAGGGCAGGACATGGACTATCTGCTCAACAGTTTGGTTACAGGTGTTGGACGGTTAAGTCCGATGATACTTGACAACCTGAACGTGCAAGTCAGCCTGAATGACGCGTACAAGGTCTATGCGGACAGTATCGGAAAATCCACAGACCAGTTGACGAAAGCGGAGCAACAGACCGCGGTCATGAATGAAACCATGCGCTTACTCCAGCGTAACACAGCCAGTATGAGTGATGAATTCGGGACATCAAGTGGCAGGGTTATGACAGCCCTTAAGAACGTCAAAGACGCGATAGGAACTGAACTAATCCCTTACTTGGAGAAAGGGGCGGAAAAACTCGTACCGCTCATTGACCGGTTCGGGCAACTGTTTGAAAAAGGTGGAAGTCTACACCCTGTAATCACCAAAGTTGGAGACACTATCGGAAAGCTCATCAACTGGGGCGAAAAAATGATTGACTGGCTTGAAGACTTAAATCCACGTGTAGTTGAAAGCGCAACGAATATAGCCTTATTCCTTGCCGCTTTAGGGCCTATCCTGACAATAGGCGGAAAAATCGTGAAAAGCTTCGGAAGTTTGCATAACGTGTTTGGCGGATTGGCGAAAATGATAACCCAGTCCATTGTAGCCATCGAAGGCGGTAATCTGGTATTCATGTCAACGGCAGTAGGCGCAAAAGCGGCGGCTGGTGGTGTTACAACCTTTACGGTCGCGCTATCGACACTTATTCCGGTTGTTATCGCGGCGACTGCGGCTATTGCCGCTATCGCTTGGGTAATACAAGACAACAAGATGTACAGCGGTTACGTCAAAGAACTTAACAAAGTTGATGAGACCGTTATTAATCTGAACAAAAGCTACAAAGAATGGCAAAGCAACGTCAAAGCCACGGCTGAAGTTATGCGCGAACAAGGCGAAACTGTAAAAGATAACAAACTGGAAACACGCATGTTAGCGCAAGGCGTGGTTGAATTATGGAAAGCCGGAAAGATATCTTACTTCCAAATGCGCCAGATGGCAGATGGGTTAACAGGGCTTATTCCACCGAGCGAAAAAGCTAAGCAAAAGGTATATGAACTTATCACAGCCGCGAACGGCTTAGAAACGACGATGAACAACGTTATCCCTGCGATGGAAGCCTACGGCGACACCCTTGATTATCAAGAAGGCTTGGTCGGGTTCGAAAGCACTAAAACGCAACTTGAAATCATTACAGAAAGAAACAAGCAGGCAAGAGAAGAAGCGCAAAAGCTTAGAGAAGCGCAAGCTGGCGCGTTACAAGGATTTTTGCTTGAAATGGAGAACATAACGAGTTTATCAAGCAACTTTGGAAACGTCATCAGCTTAGCGCAAAGTTACACGACAGAACTCGCGAACATTGAAACAGCCCAGAAAAGAATAGACGCACTCAAGCCGTTCGAAGAGACAGGCGGTAACATCGACGGAGTGTGGATGTCCGCAAAGAAAGTAAAGGAAGAACTCGAAGGGCTTGAAGGAACTATCCAGCAGAGCGAAGAAGCTATGCAACGCATGGCGGACCAAATGACCCTGAACATGTTACAGGCGACTATCGCTATCGGTGGTGTTACAAAGGCGGAAGCGGAAGCATACTTCAAGATGGCGAACGATATGGGTATCATCAGTGAAGAAGCCGCACTCCGCGCGATGGAAGCGTACGGAAATGCAGTAGATGAAATTAACGAGTATGTCATCGACACCAAGACAGGCTTAATCGACCCTGACGCAAGTTCCTACTGGGCGGTTATTGACGAAATCGAAAGTCAGCAATTCCGCGACAAGATAGTGGAATTAATCGCTGAAGCAGAACAATTTGACGAAACGTGGACGGCAAAAGAAGCCTTAGAGTTTGGTGATAAAGTCCTCAATGTTTTAATGGAATCAGGACAGTTTGACGAAAGTTTTACTGCCATTGACGCGCTGAAATTCATGGGCAAGACAATTCCGGTTGAACTTGTAGACTTGGGTATTCAGGGGCAACTTGAAGGCTGGATATCGCTATTGCCACAGGAATACACCGTTATGACGGAACTTGACACGACAGAGCCGGACAATTACCAGCCATTACCTTACACAGCGACGATGGGTTTTGTAATCGACAACACGGTACCGCAAAGTTACGAACCGCCCACGTACACAGGAACTGTGAACATGGAAATAGGCGATACAAGCGAAGTAGTCAACTACACGCCACCCACATTGACAGGAACGATTAATTATTCGCTTGGAAGCGTGGCAAAGCCCGGAAATGTAACGGTTCAACAGTGTGCAAGTGGTGGTCCTGTATCGGCGAACACGCCTTACCTTATCGGTGAAGTCGGACCAGAGTTGTTCGTGCCCGACACAGCCGGAACAATCGTCCCCAACTGGCAACTCAACATGGCTGCAAGCAGTGGAATGGACGAAGCACGCCTTGCCAGAGCGGTAACGGCGGGCATGAGAGAACTGATGAGAGAACGCGATATCGAACGCGAACTCGAAGAAATCAGCACGGACATCAGAGGCAACGCCTTTGAGAATGTAAACAACGATTGGAGATAAATGTCAGACCTTGATTTGAAAGTTTGGATTGTAGACCCTGTTGAGAGTATCAACGAATGTGAGAACCCTTTACCGTGGACGCTGGACGGTATCCAGCAGGTAGGCAGTACTGGAACACTTGAGACATCGACCCTGCACGTCCGCAACGGTGGACCTTGTTTGCGTATCACCAACACCACAGCTTGGTGGAACAAACCGATGAACAAACTCGAAACCAGCGTCCAGTACGAGTTGTTGATGGACGTCAAAAGCGACGCAGGGAACGTGGTAAAACTTGAAATCTGCAACAGCGCGGGAAATCCAACAGGAGCGCAAAAAACGGTGCAAATGAGCGGAGAATGGCAATGGTGCAGGCTTCCGTTCGTTGGTTCGCCCGGACTGACTTTTAGGGTGTCTTTTGCCAGCGGAAGTGGCGACATCTACGTTGACAGATTGAGTGTCCAGAAAGGCACGGACATGACTTGGTTCTGTGGCTTCGGGTTCGATGGCTCCAACCCAGTTGACTACAAGTGGGAAGGTAAGCCGTGGAGTAGCCGGTCAATCCACAATGGATATGACAGGCGCGCTGGAAAACGTATCGACCTTGACGATTTTATGAACGTTATGCAAGTCAAAGGACTTGGTATGGGCGACTGGCAACAGCGCATGACCGCGGTGATGACCGGCGGTTCGTTGTATCAAGACCATATTCCGGTGTCGAGGGTGTTTAGTATCATCGGCAAAAACACGGCGGAGAGCAAGTCCGAACTCATGTTGAAACGCAAGGCATTGAGCCTTTTAATCCGTCCTGATGGTGCGGGTGGCAAGCCGGTGAACCTGCTTTATCAGGCGTTCTGGAAGAACACCGGACTGCCAGCAAGTGAAGAACTGACTATCGAGTGTGTCTGCACGTCCGCAATGCCCGATTTATCCATCGGAGACAGGGAAGCGGAAGCGGTACTAACCTTTATCATGCCCGACCCGTTTTTGTATGCAAATCACTATGAGGGGTATAAGCAAGGGCAGGAGATTGAACTGAACAGTAACAATATTTTGATGAAGAAAGCCAACGGCGACTGGTTCGAAATGCCCGGACTGGGTAAGATGGACTTTGTTTACGCGCTGGCACAGGACGCGCAAGGGCGTATCTGGGCTGGTGGTTCGTTCGGTGTCAAATACTGGACTGGTAAATCATGGCGCGTGCCGTGGTTATTATCTTTAGGCGACCTGAACGGTTCGGTGTACGCCATTCAAGTCCTGCCCAACGGCGATATGTACATCGGCGGAACGTTTACGAAACTGGGAAGCACGTTACTTAATCACGTCGCCAGACTGACACTCAAAGTCGGTGATGGGGTGAATTACACAGTGCAAATGCTGGCAGGTGGCACGGACGGCGATGTATACGCCTTGCACGTCGATGATGACGGCTTTTTGATGGTCGGCGGGAAGTTTGAGAATGTCGGAAACCCGCTGGTGCAATCGCGCTTTATCGCGCGCTTTAACCCTTACTACAATTCAGGCGCGGGTCAGTGGATACGCTACGGCGCGTTGTTCAAGCAGAACGGAGAAATCCGCTCCATCTGCGACGGCGGTTATCGAAACCGTATCGCCATTGCCGGTCAGTTCGAGGGTTCGGTGAGCGCGAGTATCAAAAACATGGCGATGATGATTGCCACCGAAACGAATATGCTCATGTCAATGGGCGATACGAGGACGCTACCAAATCAGGGAGAGCCATATACAAACTGGGACATTAATCGCATAACACGCACCCGAAGTGGAGAATACTGGTATGGTGGTTATCTTCAGTTTTCGCAAAACCCAGTGCTTGAAGGCATTGGACGCATGATTGGTATCAAGCACGAAGGGATGTTAAACACCGTCATGGGGCAACGGTCGATTAATCACGTCCACGAACTGACAGATGGCAGTATATTAGCGCACGCCAGATGGCATATTTTTGTAGGCGGCATTAACTTGGGCGCAAACATTGTTTACAAAGACGGACAGTGGAACACGCATCAGGACACCGACGCTATTACTGGCAATGACCAAAGCCTAAACCATCAAATCATGACATCTTATCAAACGCCACAGGGCGACATGGTTTATGGCGGGCGTTGGACCGGTACAATCCGAGTGCCCGGACCACCTGACACAATCCCAGTTGTATCAGAGGCGACGGCTGGCACATACCCGATTGTCCGGGTGTTCGGCGCGCAACGGCTGAGGTCGATATTTAATAAGCGAACCGGCAAAAGCATTTATTTTAATGGTACGCTGTTACCCGAGGACGCATGGCTTGAAATGGAGTTGCAACCCGACGCAATCCGGGTGCGTATCGACTGGCAGAACCGACTGGATATTATCAGAGCGGGGTCGGACTTGGCGAACTTCGCGCTTGAACCCGGACTGAACGATATCAGGGTGGATACAAGACCAGAACCCGACGACAATATCACCGACCTGAACAGGGGTGATGTTTATGTCCTTTGGAAGCCACGCTACTGGAGTTTGGAAGGCGCGACGCATGGCAATTTATGAGTTATGGCAACATGAGTCAACTGGTGAACGGGTAGACGTTATCACCGCCATTGACAGCCTGAACGTAACCCGCGTAGTTTGCGACATCGGCAAGATGACTTTTAGAGTGCCGTTTGATGACCGGATTTGGAAGTCGCTAAGAAAAGAACAGCAGTTCGTGGTATGGCGAAATGGCGTTATGCAATTCGCCACCCAGTACGGACTGGCAAGATGGCGCGCGGTAACGGACGCAAGGGGTATCAGGCAAATTGAGTGTTACGGAGAGTGCCTGAACAGGTTATTGAACAAACGCATTGTCGCCTATCCAGCAGGCAGTCCGCAATCCGACAAGACCGGCAAGGTTGACGATATTATGAAAGCGATTGTCCGGGAGAACATGGGAGAACTGGCAGAAGCGGACAGGCAAATACCCGGCTTGACCGTAGAGAGTGATTACAGTATCGGAGAGCAGGTCAGCAAAGCCTTTGCGTGGAGAAATCTGTTTACGGTAGAGCAGGAACTGCACGAACTGACCCTGAAACACGCAAAGCCCATGTACTGGGACATGAGAGCGGAAAGCTTTGGAGATATCCAGTTTAAGGTCTATGAAAACATGATAGGCATTGACCGCAGAACCGGTACAAAAGACACAAAACCTATTGGCGAACAATACGGCAATCTGGAACAAAGCATGGTGGAGTATGACACGACAGACGAAGCCACGGCGATATGGGCAGGCGGACAGGGGCAGGAAGATGAAAGGGTCATCAAGACCGCTTTTGACCTTAACCGCGCGCTTGAAAGCTACCCGTTCGGCTGGGTTGAAAAGTTCAGGGACGCGCGCCAGAGCGAAGCGGAAGACAGTATCGAAGCCCAAGCCCAGCAAGCCCTGAACGAAGCAAAACGCATTGTCAGGATAAGTGGCAGACTGATTGAAACGGAAGGGTTGCGTTACAACCGCGATTACAACTGGGGAGATATCGTAACCGCTGAAGCCTACGGCTTACACGCTGACTGCATGATTAAAGCGGTCGGGTTAAGTTACAGTGGCGGACAGGAGCGAATAGACGTCCAGCTTGAAGGAGTATTAGCATGAACTATGACGAAGTAATCAGGGCGATACAGAAACGCCTTGACCGACTGGAGACACAGGAGACACCCACAGGCGGTGGAAGTGGTGGTGGAATAAGTCTGCAGGACGTGTATCCGGTCGGGTCGATTTATTTATCGATGGACAGTACCGACCCTGCAGTCAAACTTGGTTTTGGCTCATGGGAGCAGATACAAGGTCGTTTTCTGGTCGGTGTCAGTTCGGAGACGGAGTTTAATGCACCGGGAAAAACTGGTGGCGCGAAAACCGTCGCTTTGACATCATCGAATATGCCGAGCCACAGGCATAGTATATCCAACATGAGCGCGGGTCAAATTACAGCAGGTGGTATAGGAAGTAAGTATTCGGTCATTTTGCAGGGCGGGACAATGAACACGAATTACAGCGGAAGTGGAACAGCGCATGACAACCTACCACCTTATTTTGCCGTGTACATCTGGAGAAGAGTATCAGGAGGAGCAGTTACAGTATGAAACCCATCATTGACATTAGCGCACATCAACCGTCAAGCTTAATCAACTATGACCAGTTGGCAAACGCCGTGGACGGTGTGATTTTACGCGCATGTTACGGTATGCAAGCAGAGAGGGAGTTTGAAAACCACTACCGCGAATTTAAGGCGCGGGGTGTACCGATTGGCGCGTATCACTATATTGTGGAGTACAGGACAGCGTCAGAGCAAGTGGATTACTTCGCAAGGCAGGTAGCTGGCAAGGAGTTGAAACTTGGCTACTGGTGCGACGTGGAACTGGAGAACAACGCGCCGAAATTGACTGCTGGACAGGTTGAAGCATACATGGCGAGAGTTGAAGCGAAACTTGGCACGCTTGGTATCTACACATCAATCAGTCAGTGGCAGGCGATATTCGGAAACCGCAATCCATTTGCAGACCGCAAGTTGTGGGTCGCGTATTACACGACTGGAGATACGCCGCTACTGCCTTTTGGCTGGCAGTCATGGTGGTTATGGCAATACTCCAACAAAGGCGGTATGCCGGGCTACAACTTTGATATTGACAAAAACCGCTGGCATGGCACGGACGAAGAATATCGCGATTGGATTGGCGACAGCGAACCGGTCGAACCACCCGCAGAGCCTTTATTTAAGGTGCGTGTAATTGCCGACATCGGGCTGAAATACCGCGCTTGCCCTGCTGTTGATGACGTGCAATGCCCGAAAGTAGGCACGAACAAAAAAGGCGCGATTTTATCCGTCTACGAAGAACGTAACGGATGGTATCGTATCCACTCAACCCTGCAATGGTGGTCGATGGCAAAATGGACGGTACGCGTGGAAGATGAAACGCCACCAGACGAACCACCTGAACAACCACCAGTAATAGGCGATGGCATGTACTGTGGCGCAACCTACTGGCAGAGAGACCCGAGATGGCGCGATAAACCACTGGGCACGAAAAGCACCATTGGCGCGAATGGGTGCGCTATGGTCTGCACCGCTATTGCGATGAACGCGCTTGGACTACACGAAAATCCTGTATCCTTGAACGACTGGATGACAGCGAATGGCGGGTACGCGAACGGCAACCTGATTATCTGGCAGGCACTGGAGCGCAAGCACCCAACTGTCAAGTGGGACAGCATGGTTTATCGACCATCGGACGCTTTGCTTGCCGATCGTATCATGCAAGGGCGATTACCCATCATCGTAGTTGACTTTAACGAAAGCACGCCACAGCAGGATATGCACTGGGTGGTTGGCGTGGGCGTTGACAATGCCGGGAATGTCATCATCTTTGACCCGTGGGACAACACCATCGGGAAGTATAGAAGCAAATATCGTAAACCAACTGAGCGGTTTACAAGCTACTCGAGATTAAGTTGAAACGGAGAGTGAAAAATGTATCAAGCTAACTTTTTGATTGCGAACAGGTTACAGCACATGTTTGACGTGCTGAAAGCAAAATCAGCCGTTCCAGAACGTGTACTTGACTTTAGCGGGAGTGTGACAGTCAGGGAAGCCCTGCAGGAACGCTACCCCAAAGCAGAAATCGTACAATGGCAGGAAACCGCAAAAAACACCGAAAAATCAAAGGTAAACGCGAAACCTAAACAATCCATCACACATTACGATTTAATCGTAATTTTAGGCGGATTTAACGAGGAGCAAGACCCTGAACGTGCTTATCAACTGGCAAAAGAGTTACTGGCGGAGAATGGCGTCATGTACGTGGACGCTCCAGACCATCTGGCTTACTCAAAAGGGGAGAGCGGGTGGCGCACGGTTGCCGGTGGTGGGTTCAGGAAAGGCTGGCACATGACGCGCTTGGAATGGCAAGCCCTGTTCGAGAGAGTTGGTTTGAGCATGAAAAACCAGTACACAGGCGAACAAAGCATTTGGCGTTTTGTGTGGCTTTTGGAACGAAAGGAGAAAGAAAGTGATAGAATTAATCAGTCGTCAGAGAGCGTTCCGGGAACAGAGAAAAGAAAAGCGCAGGAACAAAATGCAAAGCGTAAAACTGGCACTGGAAGAAGCAAGAAATAAGGGCAACTGGCAGGACGCCATTGACCTTGTTATCGACGTGCTTTTGACCGAGTTTGAATATGAACGGGAAAAACTCGAAAAGCACGATAAGGTAATGTTTGGCAATGGAGACCCAACAAAGTCCATCATCGCCAGAATTGATGGGGTCGAAAGGAAGTTGAACGCGATTTTGAAAGGCGTGTCTGCCATCGAAATTGCGGTCGCGATTGACATCATCATCAGGATCATCATGAAAGCCATTTAAGAGAAAGGAGACAATGCAAAATGGCAGAACAAATCGCAACAATTATCGCCAGCTTGGGCGCGCTTGGTGGCGTCATCTCAATGCTGGTAAACGTCCTTAAATCCTTTGGGGTTATCAAGGACGATCAATCCGAAAAGTGGGTTGGTATCATCAACTTAATTGTGTATATCATTGTAGCCGTCATCTTCTTTTTGAACGTCCCAGCCGACTGGGCGCAGGTGAACGGCTATCTGGAAGTCGCCGCTGTGATACTGGGTTACTTGGTACAAATTCTGGGTAGCAAGCTGGCTTATCCATTGCTCAAAGGCACCCCCGCTATTGGTTATTCGTACAGTTTGGAAAAAGATAGACAAAAGACAGAAGCTGTGGGATAATAATATTTAATCACGTATCTCATAGCGCACATCCTTTTGTAGACCGCTCGGAAACACCAGCCCGGGCGGTCTTTTTTATAAATTGCTTCGAAATTGCTCGAAAATTGCTCCAAATTGCCCCTTGACTTTTCTAATGATATCCATTATACTAAGGGTAACAATCAAAAAATCAAAAAGGAGACAATGCAATGAGAACAACCAAAGACAAGCCAAAAGAGTATATCGGGTATAGCGACAGTGCCTTTCTGGTGCTGGTCGGTGAAGCCGACGAACTAACGGCAAAAGTATTGAAGATGGGGGGAGATGGAGACTACTTCACGTATATGATGGGCGAAGAATATTGCCCGGACTATTACAAGCTGGTAGCCACGTTTAAGAAGTGGGTCAGGGTGTACGACGATGAGCGACTGGTAAAAACCTATCGCGGAGATATTATCGAATTCTGGCGCGCTGGTGATTATGGCGTCGCCATCCGCATTGAAACGAACGACCCGAAATGCCCGACTTGCGGGAGCAGTAATCTGACATCCCAAACGCCCAAAGACAACTGGAACGAAAACACGCTGATTGAGTGCGACGAATGCGGGGAGTTGTTTATCGGCTCGGACTCGTACGTTCCGGGAGACGGCAATCCAACTTGTTTAAGATGCGGACTGAACAAGACCGTTGAAAGATGGGCAGGTAATCCACCCGAAGACCGCCACATCAGCACGTGGTGCATAACCTGTCAGGGCGAAGCGGAGACCGAAATTCCGTTTTAAGAAAGGAGATAGCCCGGGCTCTCTTCCCGGGCTATCAGCCAAACGAATCAACCAAATTCTTAAGGTGTAACGTAATGTCAGTTACATTGTAGCAGGCAAAAGCAACAAAGTCAACAGGAGAGCAAAATGGCAAGTAACAAAGTATTGAAAGAAAACAAAGCGATTGTAGACCACATGACCGGCTTACTGCACGCGTTTTTGACCCACGCGCTTTTGTACCGAAAAGACCGCAGTATCGAAAACAACAGCAGGTTCGAATAAGCCACCGTCGAAGTTTTGAAAGCGATAGCCAACTTCGCGAACAACAGTTTTGAAGAAAGGAGTGAGAATGAGTAAGAGCCAAAGAAGCAAGCGAACGAAATCCTTTTACCTGACCGAAGAGACGATTGCAAAAATCGCTCAACTGGCTGAAAAGTACCAGTTATCCGAATCGTACATCGTCCGCATGTCCGTTGACATGTATCACAAGCTGGCTGGCGCAACGCCCATGCCAGCACTACCCGAAAATTAAATGCAAACGGTCAGGCACAGGTGAGAGCCCGACCGTCGCAATCGAGGAGACCAATGAGTCTCTCAAATTATAGCACAAGAAAGGAAAAAACAATGGAAAAACCAAATTCTACGGTTGAAATAACTAAAGCCCTTATCGCGTTTCAAAAACGCGTAAAACCAGCCTTTTTTGACGCCAGCAACGAATTTTACAAATCGAAGTACGCGTCATTGGGGTCGGTGATTGACACCATCAAGGAAGTTGCCGGAGATTGCGGTCTGTCATGGACGCAATTCCCAGTCAGTGATGGAGAAGGCAGGATAGGCGTTGAAACTGTCCTGTTGCACGAAAGCGGGGAGAGCATATCGCGCTCTGTTTTTGTTGAGCTACCGCCCACGTACACGACCAACGCTTATGGCAAAGAAACCCTGACCAACAAGGTACAGGAAACCGGAAAAGTTATCACGTACTTGAGACGCTATGGATTATCCAGCGCGTTTGGAATTTACTCGGACGAAGACAACGACGGCAACGCTCCAGACGCGCCACCACCCAGCAGGTACGGCAAAGCACCAGCGAAACCGACGAAACCAGCACCAGCCCAGCCAGACAGACCGTACACGGCGGAACAACTTGTCGAAGTGCTGACAGGGCATGCGGACAAATTTAAGCCAGCGACATCAAAAGAAATGCAGACAGTAGTCGCCATCTTTGACCAGTCCGTAGGTCCAGAAGACAGACACACGGTGCAGGAGTATCTGTTTGGAGCGACGAGTATCAAAGGCGCAGACCAAAAGCTGGTTGCCGCGGTCTACAAATGGCTTGACCCTTACTGGGACGCAGGAAGCAAATCCTATCTGTTGCCGGAGTTACCCGGACAGGAATTGCAAAACTTGATTAAGGCGGCGTTGGCGTGAAAAAGATAATTCGCGTCCAGCAACGTGAGCAGTTTGTGGTCGTCCTGAGCCAAACCGTAAAGGACGACCGGCTCTCATGGCGCGCGCGTGGTTTGCTTTGCTATCTTTTGTCTTTACCGGACGACTGGCAAATCAACGTATCGTACCTGCTGAACTGCGCGCCAGACAAAGAAACCGCGTTACGGAACGGCATGAGAGAACTGGAAGCGTTCGGGTATCTGACCAAGACCCAGACCCGAAACGAGAAAGGAAGAATCACAGGAACAGAGTGGATTGTACACGAAAGACCATATGGCGATTATCCACATGTGGAAAAACCACATGTGGTAAATCAAGGACTACTTAACATTAAGTTAAACTTAAGAACAAATGTACCTAACAACGATGGAACACAAGTTAATCAAGATATAGGATTAATTAACAATCCATCAATTAAAGAATCAGATTCACTTTCGCAAAACGAAAGTGAAAACTGGGCTGAACTGGTCGAAGCCATTGAAAGAATAACAGGACTTGACATGAAAATCAGAACCAACGCCGGACGTATCGTTAAGACAGCGAAAGAATTACGGGACGCTGGTTACAGCGCAAAGGACGTGCTGGCTTTTGGGGATAAATGGCGTAGGGACTGGCGATACAAAGCGAATGGCACGCCACCCACATTGACCCAATTGAAAGCTGAAATCGCTATCGTGCCGAAGTCCGAAGAAGACATGGCGTTAGAGGCGTTCAGGGAATTATCAAGAAAACAAAGACAAGGAGAATAAAGCATGTATCACGAAATTGTATTGATTGGTTACGTCGGGCATGACCCCGCTCAAAGCCAGACCAAAGACGGAACTGAAATAAGCACGTTTTCAGTTGGCGTAAAAAACTACGCCGACCGGGACGCCACGGTATGGTTTAAGGTTAGCGTGTTTGGCATACCCGCGGAGTGCGCGAACCTGAACATCAGGGCTGGCTCATTGGTGCTCATCTGCGGAAAGCTGAAAGCCGACCTGCAAACTGGCGCGCCACCACTCTGGCAACGCAAGGACGGCAGTTATGGCACGTCTTTTGAGGTTTATGCCCGAAGCCTGTTGAAGCTGGCTGACCCGAAAGGCAAAAACGGCGAAAATTACGCCGATAACGACGAAGACTATTCAGACATCCCATTCTGATTGAAAAGTCGAAAAAACACCGAAAAAACAAGTCTACAAGGAGAATAACAATGAACGAAATTCAAGAAAAGTTAGAACAGTACAAGGCTCTTGTAGCCAACCAGAAAGAGGTAGAAAGCCAACAGGAAAACCTACCCTATCTTTATATCCCTCGCGATATTTGGGAGACATACGAGGCACGGAGAGATCAGTATCAGGCAGAACTGGACGGGATCGAATCCGAGATCAAACAGCTTGGCGATGAGATCAAGGCAGAGGTAGCAGAAGTAGGTGAAACCGTCAATGGCGAGGGAATTAAAGCGGTTTTCACCAAAGGCAGAGTAAGTTGGAACGATAGCTTTCTCATGGGGTTGGCAACGATCCACCCAGCGATCATGCAAGGACGCACTGTAGGGAAAGCGTCCGTATCAATCAGAGTAGAAAAGGAAAAGTAGGTAATGAAAATGGAAAAGAAATTCGATGTTTCAAACTATATGCTTCAGTTTTATATGGCGATCGATACCGATAAGGCGTTAGCCTTGTTGGATCAGATTTGATGACTATGTTACAGTACGCGAAAATAAAATCATGGGACAGGAGTAAACGAAATGGCACAATATCTAATCCAAATGAGTTGCGGACACGAAGACACGGTAAAACTTTACGGCAAGCACGTAGACCGAGAACGAAAAATCGAATGGCTGAAAAAGACAGGGTTATGCAAGGACTGTTATCGAAAATCACTGCAGGCGCAAGAGCAGGCGGACAACGAGAGAGCGGACAAGTACGCTGAAGAAATGCAAATGCCGGTCATCGTTGGCGTATCTGAAAAGCAAATCGCATATGCCCGAAAGTTACGAAACCAGTACATCAACAAGTACTGGAACACGTTTCAAAAGGTGCAAACCTACAAAGCGCGCATACTTGCCGACATCGAAAAATATCAGGGCAAGATAAAGGGCACGAAAGAGCAGGTACTTGACGAAATGTTCGCTGGCTTGGGTCTGACCCGCTGGTGGGAGATAACGAAAATGGCGAACGCCAGCGAAATCATTGGCCACCTGAAAGACAACGCGATTTAAGGAGAAAACGCTATGAGAATCAAATACAAAAACATTTTCACAGGGCAGGATTGCGACATCGAGGCAAAAATCACCACCGACCACGCCAGCAGTAGTTATGGGCAACCGGTCATCGTACTGGAGAGTGGCGCGATATTCGACTATCGAACGTGGCAGGATTCAGGCGAAGTGGTATTCGAAACCGACCCTGAAGAAAGAGAATTGTTTGGCAAGTGGCTTGAATATAATATTGCGCTTATCAACAGGAGCGCGAAATGAACTACTTGCTGGCAGTAATCACTTTATTGTTGACCGCCGTGGCTTACGGCTTGGCTGGACTGGTGCAGGAGAAGCGAAAATGAGTTATGACGAAAAAGAATTGACGGCACTATTTAAGCGACTTGACTGGTTTACGGAACACATCATGAAACTTGAAGAAAGGCGCGATGAAGCGGAAGATTTTTTGAAAAACTACGACCGGTATTTAGCCGACGCGCGAAAAACCTATGACGAAATCACCGCTGAAATTGACGCGATGTTGAAAACAGGAGACGCAAGATGAGTAAAGCCAGAAACAAGAGCTTTATTAAATAATTTACTAAGTGCAGTATACCAAACCGGACTTGAGGCGATAAATGCGGAGCTGGAAAAGCAGAACCGCGCGCTGACACATCTGATTGAGAGTATGGAGTGTGATGCAGAGAAAGGAGAAACGGAATGAAAAAAGAAATAAGCGGATATGCCGGAAGCGTTATTGAAATGCTGAAAATCGGCGCGAATTACGAGAAAGAAAAGGGAAAGATTATTGTCGATGGCGCAATCCAAGCCCTTGAAAAGTACATCACCGACATTGAGCAACGGCTGGCAAAGAAGTACAAACCGACCAAACCGCCGGAAGTGTTCACGAAGCGGTTATCATCACGTGTCTGCCAGTTATTGAGCGCGAAAGAAGACATGATGGAGTACCTGAACGAAAACCGAACGACCCTTGCCACTGAAGTCAAAGCCCGCATGCACGCGGTGAATTTTGGCGCGACCCTGCTAATAAACGAACTGACGAAAATCAAACTGGGAGACGTACCGCAAAGGACGCTACTGGAAGCGCAGGAGAGATTACTGGCTGAAGCCTACAACGTGGATATTGACCAGTGGGACGACTTCGACGAAACGATAGACGCATTCGATGTAACGGATATAACAGGGCTAACATACAGGCAGTTGAATCACGTTATCGGTACTTCAAGACACTTTACACAGTATCAGGTCGGTAGAGGTAAAGCCAGAGCCTTTACGTTCCGTGATACTGTGTTCCTTATGGTCGTTCATTTTATGCAAAAAGATAACGTCTTTATCAATAAAATAGACGAAGCTATCGATGTAATAAAAGAGAATTGGAAGTCAGACGAGCCAAGCGAGGCAGGCGTTATAACGCGGTGGGTAGATGGTGCTTATCGATGGTCGCTTTATGCCCACGTACTGTCAACAGATGACTTTTCTCAATCGCTTGACGCTAATATTTATTTACCTAATCTTTTTTACAATGTTAGGCAAATGGCGTACAAGGTGGAAGGTGAATTTGGTGAATAGCCTTAAAAAGCAAGACTTTGACGGGGCAAGTCAAAGTCAAGCGGGGCACATTCGGATTGGTTACGATTATGTTACTCCTGTGCAGTCCTAATAATAACCCACATTCACTAATTCCCGCAAGGGATTTGTGTAATTCACACGAAAACAGGGGGCGGTTATCGTGAGGTTATATCCAGACATTCTATTTACAGCTGATAAAAATAAGCAGAATTTAGGCGCTTATCGTATTTGGTTTATCGCTAAAGACTTTTGCAACGGTCGCGCTAATTCCGTGCCAGTTGAGGCGTTTAGGTCTTATTTACGTGATTTAGACGTTTCAAGGGCAAGTTACAGCAGGTGGATAGATAGCGCGCTAAAAACAGGTCTTTTTAAGCTTATCCAGAGCAAGCGCAAGGTTTACTATTACGAGTTAGCCAGTTGGCAAACAGGCGCTTATTTGGCAGGTTGCGCTAAAGTCTCTAAACCTGTTGAAGTAGATCTTAAACAGTTTTTAGGCAGGAAGTGGAAAAGTTACGCATGGTCTGCTCTAATGAGCAAGTACAGCGATAAGCCTATGGCGCGTAAAACCTTAGAGACACTTACAGCCGTTCCAGAACGGACGCAACGATACAGGGATAAGTCAGGACGCGTAAAACGCGATAAAAACATAGCCTTACATGGCAACGTTATAGACAATCCAGATTTAGTACAGAGAGCCTATTCAGGCTATGAATATGGCTTTTACGTAGATGATAAAGCTAATCTTTACCAACGCTTACCAGACGCAATAGTAGCTCCAGAGAGTGTAAAGTCCTTAGGATTAGGGCGTACCAAGAAAGTTAACAAAGCTTTAAGTTCACTGTTTTTAAGAGACGCGGTAGAGCTTGAAGTAGCGATTAACAGACGGTACAGCGATAGTCCTAAAGAGACCAAGCGCATTATCAGAGGCTTGAGAAAACGGTCTAATTTAATAGGCGAGGTAATGATTTACGAGCGTGTAAAAGCGCCTAATTCCAGCAAGGCATATAACTATTTGGCGGTGGCAGTATGAGTATTTTTTTTACTGTTTTCTGTTTCAAAAGTTGCCGTTATAAAAGAGACTTATTAAAGCTTTATAGCCTTGCTGAACCATGCAGAAAACATACATGGTGATAATGACAATATGCACTAATCAACGAGTAAATTGTTTCAAAAGTTGCCGTTTTAGCGTATAAATTTAGTTAGAGAAAGAAGGTAAAAAAATGACTTTAGGTAACATAAAAAGTAGCGGTGTTAGCCAGTCTTACGCCACGGATTACGACAAAATCAACATGAATATTGAGGCAATCGCCAAGTTGAGAGCCGAGGTTAGCCTGTCTTACGACAAAATCGAAAATGACACCAATTTGAGCGAGGCAGGCAAGGAAGCAGAGGAAGTCAAAATCTATTCGCGCTCTAAAAAACTGTATGACAGGTTACGCGATGAAATAGAAACGACACGCGATGCCGTTCGCGCTGATTTAATCAATAAGATTAAGCGACACCCTAAAACCTATTACGGTGTACAGCCGTCCATTGAGGAAACCGCTGAAATGCGCTCTCTTATCGATAAAGCGGATAAGGCGTACAGCCAAGACGATACAAGAGAGTTTAACCGCTTACAGAAACTTGCTATCGATACAGGCGATAAGGCGATGATTAGGGCTTTAGGATTTGTAGCGTACAGAGCAGGAAACAGCGCTCTTTTAGCGCCACTTAGTGAGCATGACAGCACGGTTAAAGCTCTCTATGAGTTCGAGGTAGAGCAGGGCATTTTTAGAAGCCGTGAGGATTTGATAGGCGAGCGCATACAGTTGACAGGTATCAAGAAACCGCCAAGAGCGAGCCAAGAAACGCTTAACCAGTTGTTTTAAGAATGGCGCGAAAGTGTAAAACTTGCGAGCATAAGCAGGTGGCAGAGATAAACAAAGCCTTAGTTAGTGGCGCGCCTATTCGCGACATAGCGCGACAATACGGCTTATCTAAGGACACGGTTTACAGGCATAAAAATAACTGTTTTATCGATACCTTAGAGAAAGCGGTCGAGAGCCAAGAGCTGATAAATGCAGGCGAGATAAAAGCGCAATTACAGGCGATTTACCAGAAAACTATCGCGATACTTGATAAGAATACAGGTAAAAACGATAGGGTAGCGCTTACAGCTATTCGAGAGGCGCGCGCTAACTTAGAGCTTATAGGACGCTTGATAGGTGAGATAGACACGTCGCCTAAAATTGCGGTACTTGTAAATAATGCGGATTGGATAAAAGTTCGTACCGCGCTTTTAGAGGCTTTAGAGCCTTATCCAGAGGCGAGAGACGCGGTAGTAAATGAGTTGCAGAGAATTAGCGCTTGATTTAGCCTTATCTTTAGACAGAGCGCGTTTTATGCGCTCTATCGGTCTAATTCCAGACGATTGGCAGGCTGATTTTCTACACGCCAACGCTAAACGCATTTTGCTAAACTGTTGCAGGCAATCGGGCAAGTCAACAGTTACGAGCGTTTTAGCGGTGCATGAGGCGACATTTAGAGCAGGGTCTTTAACCTTGCTTTTATCGCCAAGCCTTAGGCAGTCGTTAGAGCTTTACGCTAAGGTCGTAGAGATTTACAGAGCTTATACAGGCGGTAAAGATAATCCAGACGATGACGTTTTAGCGTCAGAGCTGATAATGAGCAACGGTAGCAGGATAGTCTCTCTACCGTCGAGCGAGCGGACTATCCGAGGCTTTTCAAGCGTCGATTTGCTGATTTGCGATGAAGCCGCGAGAATACCAGATGATTTATATTTTGCGGTTAGTCCTATGTTAGCGGTATCAGGTGGGCGCTTGATTATGTTATCTACTCCGTTCGGTAAAAGAGGCATTTTTCACGAGCTATGGGTACATAACAACGATTACAGAAAGATAAAGATTACAGCTGAACAATGCCCAAGAATTACGAAAGAGTTTTTAGAAAGCGAGAGACGCGTCATGCCAAGCCGTACCTATCGCCAAGAATACTATTGCGAGTTCTTACAGACAGATGACGCGGTATTCTCTTACGATGACGTTATGAGCATGACAACAGACGCGGTTTTACCGTTATTTTATGAGGTATAAAGATGGACGATAAAATAAAACACGTTAGAGCGGTTGAGGTATTCGATAGCTTTATTTTAGGGCTTGACTTAGGGCAGGTAAATGACTTTACAGGATTAGTTATTGCAGAGCGTATCCAGACGGTAAAGACAGGCTATCCAGATAGAGCAGAGCGCGTTATCAGGGCGAGGGATTGGCACGAAAAGACGATAGCAGATGACGCGATGTATTACGTTAGGCATATCGAGCGCGTAAAGTTAGGTACTCCATATCCAGACATAGTACAGCGCGTACAGGGCTTAGTACAGACTAAAGAGATAAATAATAACTATCTCTTAGCCGTAGACCATACAGGCGTAGGCAGACCTGTTTATGACTTGTTCAAGAAAGCAGGGCTAAACACTTTAGGCATTACGATAACAGGCGGTAATACTGTTACAGGAAGTCGCGATAACGTCAAAGTCGCTAAGAGCCTGTTAGTTGGCACGGTGCAGGCGCTTATCCAGACTAAACGCGTAGTATTCGCTAAGGACATGGCAAACGTAGACCTCTTACAGAATGAGTTACTTAACTTTAGGGTAAAGATAACTAAAAGCGCTAATGAGATTTACGAAGCGCGCGAAGGTGAGCATGACGATTTAGTTATAGCGCTTGCTATGGCTTTATTTGCAGGCGAGAGATTTTGTAAACCTAAGCAGAGCGCTAAACAACATTCATACCTCTAAATCGAGGTCTTTATCCGCAGGCGGTCTTTTACCTATTTTCTGATACCACGGTCGATTATGCCAGTTCAGTTGAGCCTCTAAGCTATCAAGGCGCTTAGTGAGCGTATCGAGCTTATATTCATAATCTGCTAACTGATTACGAGCGAGTTCGAGCGCCTGTAAAACGGTAGGCAAGGTAATAAGCGCTTTATCAACAGGGCGTAGGTCTACCAGTTGCAAAGCCTCTTTTACTTGCGGTGTAGTCATGCCTTTACTGAACAGGTCTTTTACGCGTTCCAGAACGGCAATATCATCAGGCGTATAAGTGCGCTTTACGGTCGTTCGAGGGCTTAAAAACGCGTCAAAATCGCTTGCCCAGCGCCTAAGGGTACTTGCGCTCACTCCGAGCGTTTCAGAGGCTTGTTTAGGTGTTATCATGCCGTTTACTCCATTCCGTGAGCGTTCGCCTAAGCGCTTTTTACGTAGAGTTTTACGCTTGACAGGCGTTTTAGCGCTTGCGTGCGCTTGCGCTTATGGCGCGCTTACGCCTCTATTATTTGCACTATTCATGCCAGCAGTAAAACGCTTACGCTTTTAGGCTTGACAGCTTTATCTCTCTAAACTATAATCGCCTATAAGATTGATTATAGGCAATAGAAAAGAGGTAGAAATGAGCGACAAAAGAGTTGAGTTAGTTGAGCCAAGCGAGAGCCTAAACATTATCAGGGCAACGCATGATTTTATTCACGCATGGTTAGAGCGTGAGCGCCTAAACGGTCAAGCTGATAAGACTATCCAAGCGTACAGGCGCGGTATAAAGCGTTTTACCAAGTGGCTTTTAGAGAATGGCGTAAACAATCCAGAGCCAAGAGACATAGCGCGTTTTAGAGCTGATTTAGCTGATACTTACAGTAGCCAGACGGTAAACCTGTCTCTTAGCGCGGTGAGGTCTTTTTATCGCTATTTGGTCGAAGTTGGGGCAATTCCTTTTAGCATAGCCAGCGACATTAAGGGCGTAAAGAGACCTAAGTCTAAAACGCATAAGCGTAGCGAGTTGAGCGGTAGCGAGGTCTTAGATGTGTTAGCCACTTGCGATAACAGCGTAGCAGGTATACGAGACAGAGCGATTATTACGCTTATGGCGTATTGCGGATTACGTACAATCGAAGTTTACAGAGCCAACGTAAAAGACCTTAAAACGCATAATAACCGCATGATTTTAGACGTATGGGGCAAGGGTCGTACAGAGCCAGACGAAAGCGTTATCATACCGAGAGACCAAGAGCGCGTTATCAGGGCATGGCTTACAGAGCGCGCCAAGTTCGGTAATGGTGAGCAGGCACTATTTGTGAGCCTGTCTAATCGAAGTCAGGGCGAGCGCCTATCCGCGCGCGCTATTCGAGGCGCGATAAAAGAGCGCTATAAAGAGGCAGGTATCATATCCGAGACCAAAACCACGCATAGCCTAAGACATAGCGCAATTACGAGCGCAATTAGAGGCGGTGCAACGCTTTTACAGGTACAGGCTATGGCGCGTCATGCCAGTTCAGATACCACGTTAGGTTATATCCACGAAGTGAGTAGGTTAGAAAGTCCAGCAGAGGATTTAATCAATTACAGCTAAATGTTAAATAATCGCAATCTTTAAGGTTAGAATGATTACAACAGTTGCAAACATTTAGCAAT